AATTTGAGTCCAATTCGTTTGAGGAGGTGGAATTTCTGTAGATAAAACCAATTGTTGAATTTGCATCGAAAATCGCCAATTGCGGTAGATAAGACACTCGGTAAAAGAATGTCATAGGCTTGTTCAGCGGCTATCACTAAATCATCTGCATTATCTAGGGTTATAATGGGACGATGCCCAAGTAGCATGACAGCTAACGATATAATACTCGTTTTCGTATATGCCACTTAGGCAATCTCTCTATTAAGTTGCCGATACCGTTCTATAATTAACAATCACATTAAATGTATCGCCAGTACCCGTAATAAATGGCGCTGTAGCGTTACTTAAATAGACACCCACGTTTATACCTGCTGATGTAAGAACGCCTGTTCCTAACGTTCCACTTAACTTAAACATGGTATTAGCTGACGCTGCAATGAAATCGGCCGCTGCTTCAGCATTTGTGATCAACGTGCCACCTGCATGTACTGTATTACCGTACTGTGCTGATACTGCACCACCATTTGCTAACGCTGCACTTCCGTAGATCAGATTGATATAAACACTTTCGACTATATTCATCAATCCTGCACCTGGTGCTGCTAACAACAAGAATGGAGCTGCATACATACCATTCCATTGTGCGAGCGTCATCGGTACTATTGCTTGACTATTAAATGATGGTGATAGTTGTAAAGTCGTCCCTGAGAAAGAAAGTCCATTACCCAATGTAATCCCTTGAACATTCGCAAGAGATCCTGTCGGGTTACCAACTAATGAAACAGCAGCTACTTGTTGGAATTTTGCAAACGTAACAGCATTATTAAGAATATTTGCTGTTCCTACTGATGCTGAAAAGCCTACAGTTTCAGTCGTCACACTAGTTGAAGATACCGCCGTAACTTGAAGAATAAATGACGTATCTGTACCGAAACCCATAATCCAATCGCCCACGCCTAAACTCGGCCAGAGTGATAAAAAGTAATTGCTTGCTTCGATAGTAGCAGCAGTATCTGTGGGGCTACCATACATGTATAAGTTAGGTGCATTAAGAGTCGTATTACCCACTGTACCAAAAATGTTTACAGCTTCTTGTGGTTCAGAAAGTGATGCTGAAACACACGTCCAATTTGCTAAAGTAAAAGACATGATCTTTTCTCCTAAAATTCGTTTAAATTAACCTACCAATTCATCACAGTTGATTTGTATAATACCCAAGTTATCAATAGTGATAGCGCCAGCTGAAAAAATACCATTAACCAACCAGGAAGTTTCTCTTGGTAGATAATTGATTTCTGTTCTAAAATCATGGCCGATTCCCATTCCTGTTGATTGTTTATGCCAGAAGAATGTCTCACGAATATTTGGTGAAGCAAATGGTAATCCACCTTCATTCATCTCTGGAATAATAATCATATTAACACCCAGATAATCTCTTACGAATCCTTTATCTAACACTCTATTTTGCGTGTAGAAAGTCGAAACGAATTGATCAGCTTGGAGTAAACTTTGAAAATTACTTGCTGACATTGCTGCAAATCGTTCAGGCAACGGCACTGCATTGTTATCAAAAAACTGTATGGCTTGCGTGTACTTGAAATACGTCATATTCGTACCGCCATCTACTATAATTTGCCCTGGCGATGTTGCTAACGAATTAATAATAATTTGATCTGACCTTCTGCCTAAAGCATTCGCAACGAGCATCGCGTTTTCCATTTTGGCATCGAAATTGACTGTTAATTCTTGCACGCTATCAACTGCTGTCGGTGCAGTATATTTCTGCATAATAGCTTGGAATTGCGAATAACCTGGATCTTGAATAACAACAGGTTGCAGATACCCAGTCGGTACGGCTTGTATCTGATTGACTTTTCGGAATGACACCGTTGCACCGATGACATCCCGCCGCACGCGTACCGTATCTCTCAGGAGAAAGCCTAAAGATTGATACTGTGCTTTAACCAATGCATCAAATTCTATTTGTTGTACTGCTGTCAATGACGTAGACATAACGTATTACCCCTAAAATAATTAATCAATTAAACTAATGATTTGACTAAAAATTACTGAGGGCTTACGTTAATTATGATTGTCTCTCTTTTTAGAGAGGTCGTAACTGTAAGTTATCCTTAGCCATATATAAATGTCATATTTATAGATGGACTTATGCGGAAATTATGCACCTATTTTATCAATGAATCCAGGGGCATTTTTAGCTGCTACTTCTAATCTTGCTTGTAAATCTTTACGATAGACTGAATCAGTTTTATATTTTTCAAGATTATTAGCTAATTCAATTTTTATATCATCTAATGATGCTGAATTATGAATTGCGCCATCATTACCATTTGGAATTTGTGGAGAATTTGTCATCATTTTACCTCTCAATTCTTCAAGTGCTCTAATTGATTCCGCACTCTTTAAATTGTTTGTTAATGCTTCGTAAGAATCTTTGCTTAAATTTGCCATTGCCCAATTATCAAGTGTTTTTAATCTATCCTTAGCATTGTCACCTAATTTTTTAATTTCTTCACTATAATCGACCTTGAATTCATCCATATACTTATCAATCGATTCTACCATTTTATCGATCACTTCTTGAGGCACTCTCTTATCTTTCGCTAACTTTTTAAAATCTTGAAAGGGCACATAATCTTCATCAAGATATTTTGATTTAAATTTATATTCATCTGGCGTTGTGCCTAATTTCTTTTCTAATTCAGTAAAACTTTTTGCTAGATCAGCTGCCGTTTTGAATTTTTCATTTAACCAATTTGGTCGCGGACCTACGCCTGGAATACCTTCATCAATATACCAAACTTCTGGATCCTTTGGATTTTCATCAGCCATAAATTACTCTTTCCCATGTGCTTTAATTCTTTGTTTGTGAGATTCAATGTGATTTAAAATCATGCGATAAGCATCTCTGAATCCTTCCTGCCAAATAACATCTAATTGATATGTTGGATTGCCTTTCGACACTTGTGAATTTACTAAAAATCTATTTATTGCAAATTTAATAAATTCTCGTCCCATCTCGGTTGCTTCAAAGACTTCATAGCACAATCTATCAAATTGAACTATCGCAGGATTATTTTTAAGATTATCTATACTTTCTTGATAACCTGCAAAATAATTTTCTGGTTCTATAAAAGGGTTTTTGTCTGACATTATCCGTTTTCACCAATTAGTGGTGGGGGTTCATTTTGCCCGATAGGCTGCCCACTATTACCATTGTCACCCCCACCTTGATTCATTGCTTCCATTTGACTTTGCTTATTCTGAACCATTTGCATAACGCGTTTAACATCCTCTGGTTTATTTAAAAACCGCTCATCTATCTGTAAATATTCAGCGAGCATATAAGGTGTTGTTTTTGGATTTAAATATAATTGCGTTGCATCTGGTCCCATAATTCCTTGCATTAATTGTACAAATTTCGTGAATTTTTCGACTTCAGACATTCCTTTCGCTAAAGCTAAAGGTGATTTATATTTAAAAATAATAGGAACATTACCTACATTTGGATAGGGTAACAATCCCATTTTATTTAAGATATAAGCAAATCGTTTGATGACTGGCCATAAGAATTCCTGTTGCATTCGAGAAAATAATGGACCAATCTTTTCAGCCAATGTTTGTTGCTTTAATGACAGTTCGTATGCAGTCTGTGGTTGCACACTACGAGAATCTTGCGGCTGTTCAGCAAACAATAATGCTTTAATTTGCATTCTCAAATCAGCCATCGTCATCTGAGCAAAATTGGGATCGCTTGAGTTTGGTAATGGTATCAGAGGCACTTGCCCACCTGTCCCAATAGGAGAAATTGGAATAATGGTAAAAGGTTGCAATCTAAAAGTGTGAGGATTAAAGACTGCATCACTGAATCCCATGTATGGCCTAAAAACATTTAAATTGGCCGATGCTAATTCAACTCGAGCCATTTCATTTAAACTAATAATGGAGGGTAAGGCTTCCATCACTGGACCTCTACCCCATGTTTCATTATTCGTTTTTTGCCAGCGCCAAATTATGCCGGGATTTGAATCTAACCATTGCACATAAAGTAAATCATTATCCGCCCAAACGGCATAACAATATTTTTTTGGTTGATTAACAAAATAGGCAACTCCCTCATATATATTTCTAATGACAGCATCGGGATCACTTGCAAT